GCCTTCCGCCGGGCCAACCCGACGGTCGGCATGATCGAGCCGTGGGACAAGCTCGCGGGCGCGGGCGCAGGTTCGACCGACCGGGCGATGCTGTTCATGAGCGACCCCGAGATCATCGAGCTCGTGATCCCTCAAGAGTTCGAAGTTCTTCCTCCCCAGCCGAAGAATCTGGCTTTCCAGGTTCTGGCCCATGGCCGCACCGCGGGCACTGCGGTCCATCGGCCCCTCGGCGTTCGGTACCAGGACGGTATCTAAACGCCCGCTGCTAGCGATACAGCCCTCAGCCCCGCCGGACAGGTTCCCGGCGGGGCTTTAGAGGTAGGAGGAAGATTTTATGGGATCTAGGAAAAAGGTTCGAGTTCACAACACACTGGCCAAGGCCGAGTGTTATGGGATTGCTGCGGGCGAGGCCGGATGGCTCGAGACCTGGCAGGCCGATCAGATGTGCGACGTTCTGAAGGCCGGGCGCCGGGTCGACGGAGACTATAAGGGCCCCAAGGAGTCCGAGGCCGAGCACAAGACCGAGCGAGACGCCCAGCGTGAGGCCGAGAAGGCCGCCGAGCGTAAGGCCATGGCCGAGGCTATGGACACGGTCGAGAAGCTGGCGGCCCACCTTGAGACCTCCGAGGAGAGGGTTCGCGAGCTCGAGGCCCAGATCGAGGCAATGAGCCGTCCGCCGGCACCGCCCGCGCCTCCGGAGTAGCATGGCTCTAGACCTCAAGACTTTCCGCGCCGAGTATCCGGAGTTTCACAAAGCTCCGGACGTGGTCGTAGTGCGTGTGCTGGCTCATGCCGCGCGCCGCACACCCGCGAATATCTGGGGCGATCTTGAGGACGAAGGCCATGGGCTGCTGACCGCCCATCTCTTGGCCATGCGGCCCGAGGGCAAGGAGATGAGACTAGAGGGGCGAGACCGTAAGGACTCGATCTACGGTATCGAACGCCAGCACCTGAATCGTATCGTGGCCTCGGGTTTTCGGGTCACAGGACAAGACACGTGACCGTCCGAGTTCGAGATAAAGGAGCTAACGAACTCCTCACAACCCTGAACCGGGCCCGGCGCGGAGAGCCGTGGTCGGTCGAGGTCGGTGTTATAGGGAACAAGGCGAGCCGAGAGAAGGGCGAAGGCGTGACCGTGGCGGATGTGGCCACATGGGCTGAGCTCGGCCTAGGGCAGCCTAAGCGCTCCTGGCTCCGGGGCTTTATCGACGAAGCCGAAAAAAAGATTCAGAAGAGGATCAGCAAGGAAATGCGCGCGGTTGTTAGCGGGGATCGATCCCCGCGCCAGGCCATGCGCCGGATCGGGGTCTGGTTGGTGGGTGAGATTCAAGAACGGATCTCGAATAAGATTCCTCCGCCCAACGCACCGAGCACGGTCAAGGCCAAGGGCTCGAGCGTTCCTTTGATCGACACCGGACAGCTCAGGTCCTCGATCTCGAGCCGGGTGAAAAATGTCTGACTGGGCCGCTATTGAGACCGCGATCCCGGACGCGATCAAGGCGATCCGCGGGCGTAAGTTTGACGTGGGTTGGGCCGAGCGTCGGGCGCGCTGGCGGGACGACTTACACTGCAAGCTCCGTCTCGTGAGCCTGACCAATCTCGGGCGTACCGAGAATCGCCGAACGGATAACAACGACGGGACTTTCACGGAACGAACCTACTCCCCAGCGCGACTCATTATCCAGTTCACGGTCATCTCACACGAGCAGAGCTTGGCGAACTGTGCGATGCCCGTAGCCCAGGAAATAGCGGCTGCGCTCCGGCGTTCCGACGCGTTCGATATCCTGTGCGCGGCGGGCCTAGGGGTCTCCGAGGTCGGTCCGATCGTGACATCCGACTTTGTGAACGACAAGGGCCGGTGGCTCTCGTCGGCCACATTTGAAGTTCGATTCAACACTCACGTTTCCGCCGTGACCGGGTTCGGTCGTACAGGCGACTACGTGGAACAAGCCGAGGTTACCGGGGACGTTGACGGCCGTCCCGTGAACGTGCTTGCGGATGCGTCCTGAGCACATAGTGAGGATACGATGGCACTAAGCGAGATTATCACTACCACGATCCAGGCCGGCACGGTAAGCCCGTCCCGTCGGGGTTTTGGTACGCCTCTGATCCTGGCCTACCACACCGCGTGGGCCACAGACGAGGTTAGAACCTATTCCAGTTTCTCGGGCGTGGCCGCGGACTTCTCCGCGAACGAGCCCCCGTACTTGATGGCCCAAAAGGTTTTCCAGCAAAACCCTCGGGTCACCTCGATCAAGATTGGGCGGCTCCCGACCCCGGGAACCGGCCAAGTCACGGTCGTCGACCTGACTGACTACGACCTGGCGAGCACGATCACCGGCTCGGTTACGGCCCCAGACGGCACGGTGACCGCGATCAGCGTTCCGTTCAACACGGACCTCCCGACCACGGTCGGAGACCTCCAGAGCGCCTTGACCGCTATCACGGACTTGACCGCGGTGGCCGCTAGCCCTCTGGTCACGTGCACGGCCGACAACCCGGGCGAGTCGTTCTTTTACGAGTTCACTATCCCGGGCGTGGACGTGTACGACGATACGCTCACCTGGGGCTATGACACGCGCTTGGACAACGTCCTGAACGTGGATCCTGACTTCTACTGCGTGGTCGTCGAGAACAACTCGCCCGATAACATGGCCGAGGTAGCGGCCTGGGCGAGCACGAACGACCGCATCGCCGCGTTCGGGCCTCAGTTCACGAAGCCGAGCCTTTTCGACGCCTCTTTGTTCACCGTGGCCGCGGACCATACTGCGCTCGTTGCGAACAACGACGCGCTCGGGCTCATGACCAAGGAACCACGGAACACGTTCAAGGAGTGCGCCTGGGTCGGGAAGAATCTCTCGAGCGACCCCGGGTCGATCACCTGGGCGTACACGCGTCTGGACTCGACCGGGGCCGACTCGTACACTACAAGCGAGCGAAACACGATCGAGGACGCTACGCGGTCCATGAACCACTACGTGGCCGAGGCCTCGATCGGAATCACCCGACCGGGCGAAATGTTCGGTGGCGAGTTCATCGATGTGGTCCGGGGTATCGCTTGGCTCGAGGCTCGGCTTCAGGAGCGCTTGTTCACGCTCCTGGTCAACGAGCCTAAGGTCCCGTACACGAACGCGGGACTAGGACAGCTCACGGCCGAGGTTCGCGGACAGCTCCGTGAGGCCGAGGACCGGGGCGTTATCGACGCAGGTTGGACGGTGACCGTTGTTCCGGTCGAGCTCCAGGCTACGGCGGACCGCGCGGCGCGCATCGTGCGAGGCCTCGAGTTCCAGGCTCGGCTCCAGGGCGCGGTCCACACTATCAACCTTATCGGGACCGTGACGGTCTAGGAGTAATCAGATGGCAGACCTCAAGACCTACGATCCCAAGCTTTACGATATCGTATTCGCGGGGATCTCTCTGAATGAAGGGCTGGCGGACGGCACTTTCTTGACCGTGGCCCCGGACACTCCCGGGTTTTCCAAAAAGGTCGGCGTTGACGGCGAGGTCACTCGCTCCCGCTCGCACGACCGCTCGGCCACGGTTACGTTTACATGCATGCAGACCAGCGACGTGAACGACCGTTTGTCCGCACTGTACAACTCGGATCGGGACGCGGCCAACGGCGCGGGTGTGGGAACGTTCTTTATCCAGGACCGAGCCGGGCGAACGTTTGGCGAGGCGTCAAAGGCGTACATTTCCGACGATCCTGATCTCGTTCTTTCGGGCGAGGCAGAAACCCGAGAATGGACGCTCGAGCTCGCGGACTGGCGCCCGAACCACGGCGGTACTCCGGACGAGTAAATCACCCGAGGGACTATCCTCGGCCGGTTAGAAGTCCGGCCCCTGGCCCGCCCTCACAAGGGGCGGGCTTTCGGGGTAGGAGGAAGCAAATGAGGGAACCACAGAAAAAGACCATCGACGGGATCACGTTCGAGGTAACCCCGCTCGGGTTCAAGCAAGGACGTAAGGCGTTCGTTCGTCTGTCCAAGGCCCTGGGCCCCGCGCTGGGCGCTGCCCCGAGCGTAGACGCGCTCAAGGCTGGTCGAAACGTGTCCGCGATCCTGGAACGCCTCGTGGCCGAGGTCTCGGACGATGACCTCGAGTGGTTCGCGTCCACTCTAGGGGACAAGAACACTCGTTACTCCACGGACCTCGAAGCGTGGCCGTTCCTGAACTCGGCCAACCGAGAGACCTTGTTCCAGGGCAGACTGACCCTGTTCTTCAAATGGCTCATCTTCGCTCTGGAGGTGAACTTTTCCGATTTTTTAGACTTGCTGAAGTCCGTCAAAACCGACGGCGCCCCAAGCGAAAAAGGTACCACGAGCCCCGCGAAGAGTTAGATATCCCGGACGACTTTGACTGGAATCTCTGGCGCATCGTAGGATCGGATCGGTTCAGCACAAGTCTGATAGAAATCGAGAGGGACTGGACCCTAGCAGACATCGAAAGCGCGCACCTAACCCTGGACCTGGTAGAGGACGCAGAGATCATCGCGATGCCCCCGCCACCTAAGAAGTAACCATGACCGCTCTCCGAGAAATCTTTGCAACGTTCGCTGTAGAGTTCGACGACAAAGAACTCAAAGAGGGCGCCAAGAAAGTCACGTCTCTCCAGGAGTCCCTAGAAGAGCTGGGAGACATCCTAGTAGATGCGATCAGTAACCAGACCGACGATCTGATCGACAATCTCGGGGCCGTTGGTAATAAGTCCGAGGACGCGAGCAGGGGAATCGATAGTCTCGCCGATCGCGGAAGCAAAGGCAAGCAGTCGTTTGTCGATTTTGCTCTGGCAACTGGAGGGCTCGAGTCAGCGCTGAGGGCCGCTCAGCCGCAAGTGGCCGCTGTCATTGACGGGTTCTTGGCCATGGGTCGCGCCGCCTTTTCCGCTGTCCAGTTCGTTATAGACGCCACGCTCGAGTTCGCTGACTTTAGCCGAGAGCTCGATCTAAACGCGCGTCGGCTCGGGGTCACGTCGGATCAAATGCAAGCCCTGGGCCTGTTTGCGGCCGACGCGGGTCAGGACGTGGACGCCGTCACGGACGCCATGTCCACGCTCCAGGAGCGCGCGCGAGACGCGGTCTTGGACCCTCGCTCAGATCCCGCCCAACAACTCCGGCGTCTCGGTATCGAGATCCCGCGCTCGACGGAAGATCTTCCCGACGCGATCACGCTCCTGGGCATGGTCTCGGACGGGCTCCAGGGCATGGGGAACCAGAGCGATCGCGTGGGCGCGGCCATGACCATCTTCGGGGATGTCGGCCGGGAGCTCTTGCCGGTCCTCGAGAACGGGTCTGAAGGAATCGAGAGATACTCCGATGAACTCGAACGACTCGGGGGAGGGGTTAGCCCGGAAGCAATCGAAGCGAGCCGGGAGCTCGCCCGGGCCCAGGCCCGTCTGGACCTGGCTTTTACGAGTCTCAAGTCCTCCTTGCTCGCGGATATCATTCCCCCACTCGAGAGGACGGTCGAGCTCCTAACAGATCTCAGCGCCTGGTTCTCGAGAAACGAAAGCGTGATCGAAGCCGTGGCCATCACGATAGGGATCCTGGCCGTCGTGCTCGGGGTCGTGTTGATCCCGTTCCTGATCATTACGGCGATCATGTTGCTCCCCTTGATCATCGCGTTCGGTTTGGTGGTCCTGGTCATCGGGGGACTGATCCTCGTGATCGAGGATCTGATCGTGTGGTTCGAGGGAGGTAACTCGGTCATTGGGGAGTTTATCGAGTCCTTGCTTTCGATGGCCGGGATCTCGATGGAGACCGTGCGCGAGGAAATCAACGCGGTGTTTGAGACTCTCAGGCAGGGATACAACAACCTGGCTGAGACCCTCGGTCTCCCGACAATCTCGGCAGGGGTGTCGTCGGCGCCGAGCGACCTGCCCAAGGGCGAGAACTTGGCCAGCGCTTCGACCACGGCTCGGCGTAACGGGCTCCTGGGTCTCGGGGGCGGGGACTTTCTCGCTCGGGTCCAGGCCCAGAACACGGTGGACCAGGCCGGCATTCGGTCCCAAGATTTGGTCGATCGCCAGATCTCCCGGGCACGAGAGCGCGGGGCCGCTCGTACCGTGAACCAGGAAAACCGGTTCGAGATCACGGGTGGGGATCCGACAGAGATTGCGCGACAAATCGAACGCGTCCTTGACCGGCAGAACCGAGACGCGGCCGAGGCGGTAACCCAATGACCCTTCGCATTTCCTGGAACACGACAGCCGAGACCGAAACCGCCGGGGAAATCTCCCTCGAGTCGACCGAGCACATTCTCGAGTTCGATGCGGTCACGCGAGAGAACCATAATAGCGAGTCCGAAGTGACCACGCATACGGTCGAGACGGGCGAGGCTATCGCAGATCACAAGCGCGCCATGCCGCGCCGGATCGAGATCCAGGCCTTCGTCACAAACACACCGCTTGATGCTCCGCCTCAGAGCGGTCCAAGAACTAGCTTTGCCACGGCCCAGGTCCAAGACACGGGTGAGGGAAACGTCACCGTGTTCTCCGAACAGTTCGATCGGGTCTCGGACGTTTGGGAAACGCTCCTAGAACTCCAACGCGAAGCGATCGATCTGACCGTCACGACCACATACCAGGTCTACGAAAACGTCCAGCTCGTTCGCGTAAGCGTCCCTCGAGACGAAGCCGAGGACGCGGCCACGTTTGAAATCACGTTGCAGGAAGTTTTCCGAGCCACGGCCGAGCTGATCGATGATCCTGTCCCGCGCGAGCCTAGAGCTCGGCCGAGGCAAGAACAGAACACGGCCCCGGAGGAAACGGATTCCGATCCGGACGAGCCGAATAACTCCCAGCTCTGGGACATGATCTCAGGATTGTAATGGCCCAGATCTTCAGAATCCCAGTTCCGGCCGAACGCCCGAACCAATCCGTTTTCACGACGCTCGACGGGCGTAGGTACCGGATCGATCTGTCCTGGAACGCACGTACCGAGCGATGGTACATCTCGCTCTATTCCGGAACCGGGGCGGCCCTGCTCCTGGGCAAGGGCCTGACCGTGGGCGGGGATGTACTCCGAACGGCCCGGTACAATACCGATCTACCGAACGGGGCTCTGTCCGTTCAGGACCCCCAGAACCTAGGCATTGAACCTACGCTCCAGTCCTTGGGCGTGACCCATCTCCTGACCTTCATCCCCCGCGCGAGTTTTCCTAGTGGCTGATTTGTTCGACCGAACTTGGAAAGTCACGATCGGGAACCTGGACGTAACAGCTCTCGATCTGACTTTCGATATCGTCAAGACCTCGGGCCGAGAACCGAACACGGCCGAGGTCCGGATCGTGAACGCGGGCCGGGACTCGCGTTCACGAATCGAAGCGGAGGACGATCAGAGACTCGAGGTGAGGGCTGGGTACGACGAAGACCCACCGCTCCTGTTCTTGGGCAACGCCCGACGTGTCTACACCGAGCGCCGAGGGACCGAGCTCGTAACGACGGTCCAGGCCAGTGACAGCGGGCGAGAGCTCCTGGTCTCGCGGATGTGCACGGCGTACGCCGAAGGCACGCCGGCCGTGGTCGTGGTCCGGGACGCGATCAACGCGCTCGGGATCGGCGAGGGCAACATCTCGGACTTCGAGGACGCGTACACAGCGCGTAACGGAACGAACAACTTCCCGGACGGCTTCGTGGCCTCGGGCCAGGCCCGCCGGGTCTTGAATGGGCTCGTGCGAGCCGCCGGGCTGCGGTGGAGCGTCCAGGACGGCGTTCTACAGCTCCAGAGGCCTGGGCAACCCCTCCAGACCCAGGCGGTTCTTCTGAGCCCGTCTACGGGGCTCGTAGGCTCTCCCACGAGAGGAGCGCCCGAGCGCCGGCAACGGCCCAAGGTTTCCGCCCAGGCTTTGATTCAGCCCGAGTTCTATCCCGGGCGCCGAGTGGTCTTGCAGTCCTCGATCGAGGGCACGTACGAGATCTCAAAGATCAAGTACACCGGAGATACGCGCGGTCAGGATTGGTATGCTACGCTTGAGCTAAGGCCGCTATGACTCAAACCCTGAACATGGCAGAACTTTTGCAACGAGCGCTCGAGTCTGAGCGGCTCGAGACGCACTCGTCCTTGCCCGGTATCGTGCGCTCGTACGACGCGAGCACACAGACCGCCGAGATCGAGCTGGCTTTGACCCGGCCAATCCCGGCACCGGACGAGACCGAAGAGGAAGACACATTCGAGACCTTGCCGGTCCTTCCCTCCGTGCCCGTGGCCTGGCCGCGGGCCGGGGGTTTTTACGTACACTGGCCGCTCGAGGCCGGAGACTCGGTAGGGGTTGTGTTCTCCGAGCTCGACATGAACTCCTGGCGAAACACCGGGGACGTAAGCGATCCCGTGGTCAGTCTCCGCCATGCACTAAGCGGGGCCTGGGCCGTGCCCGGGCTTTACCCGCGAACGAACCCGAACCCGGATGCGGACGGAGGCGAGGGCAGGATCGGGCGCGAAGGCGGACCCCGGATCGAGTTCAAGGCCAGCCCGACAGATGAGATCCACGTGGGCGGAGCACTGGCCTTGGCGATACAGTCCGAGGTAGCCGCGGAGTTTGCCAAGATTATTGCAGCCTTCGGATCGGCGAACGCCCCGGCTGGTGGGGGAGCTGTGACCTACGGATCCCCTTACACCACAGACGCTTCGGCTGGTACCACAGTCACGAGGGGATCATGAGAGGTTTTCGACTTACCCGCGCCGCTGATCTAGGTCCCGCGAATCCCATCGAACACGATCTGTACCTGGACGGCGGAGACCTGGACACGGTTGACGACGACACCGCCACGGCCCAGGAGATCAAGACCCGCCTGCTCTTTTTCAAGGGCGAGAGTTTCGCAGACCTACGCGAGGGCATCCCGTACTTTCAAGAGATCTTGCGCAAGGGTGTGGACAATAACAGGGCCCGTGCGATCATTCGACAGGCAATCCTGTCCGTCCCCGCGATCGTGGACGTGGATTCGATCGAGTTCATCGTTGACCGTCTCACCCGGGCGGCCACCGTGACCTGGAGCGCACGGACTAATACCGGCACCGTGGTCTCGTCCGGTGACTTCGGTCCCTTGCTCGTCCCAGAAGAGAATAAAGAATGACCACCGAGCTAACCACAGCCGGTCTGAACGTCGATTCGTTTGACGAGACCCTCACAGCGATCGAGACGGACCAGAAAGCGGACATCTCGAACCGCCTGGACCTGAGCACCTCGAGTCCCCTGGGTCAACTCAACGGATCGTGACTGGGAAAC